GTCAAGAGACCCGGCCGACCCAGAGATCGACACCCCCCACCCCTGGCTGCCCGCCGGGGGCATCAGGAGGGGCCCGCGCAGCCTTCTGGCGGACCGCAGGAGGCGCGATCAGCGACCTGGTGATGTGCTGGGTGGGTGCGAGGCGGCGTGCGTTAGCGCGCCCGGGAAACGCCAGCGGCGGCACAGCGGAGCGGACCGTGCCAACGGCTGGCGACTGCCGGCGCCGCCTCGCGAACTCAGGTGCTCAGCGCAGCCTCTTCCCGCTGCTTGTCGCTGCTGTGGTGGGTGGAGCACAGGCTTTGCCAGTTGCTTCGATCCCAGAAGAGGCGCTGATCGCCTCGGTGAGGCACGCGGTGGTCGACCACGGTTGCCTCGGTGACCACGTCCTGGGCTTTGCACATCACGCACAGCGGATGCAGGCGCAGGTACTTCTCGCGCTCGACGCGCCACTTGTGGCCGTAGCCACGGGCCGCGCTGCTCATCGTGCTGGTGCGCCAGCTGTCGGCGGCCATGACCTGGGTGCGCTGTGTCTGCAGCGGCGTGACCCTGGGCGCCAGCGTGGGGATGCGTGGCTTGGTCACATGGTCGCTCCGGGCATGAAAAAGCCGCCTCGGTGGGCGGCTTGGACATCAATCTGCAGAAAGTAGCTGAAATCTACTCAAAGTGGTCGGATTCGTCAACTAGGCAGCTTCCCCAATCAGACCCTTGTCGGCGAACATCCACTCCAGCTGGTCGATCCCGTGCCGGCGCAGGGTGGTCACGGCCTTGCGGATCTTGACGATCTGGTCGTGCACCGTGGACTTGGGCAGGCCGTGCTCGCCGCCGATCAGGCGCTCGCTGCAACCGAGGCGGTTGTGCGCGTCCTCGGGCAGGTTGACGTGCCAGGTGATGAGCGTGCGGGCTGCTGGCGCCTCGATGGTCCAGTGCGGGGCGCACCAGTCGCGCAGCCACTGCACGGCCGCGTGCTTGCTCTGGTCGTGGGCGTACCAGGCCTCAATGGCGTAGCGCTCAGCGGGTTGCAGCTGGTGGCGCACGGCGCCGATGACCATGGCGCACTGGCCGCGCACCTCGAGCGGCGACAGGCCGGCGAAGTTCACGGTCCCGTCGCGCTCGACCTCGCGGCGGATGCCCGCCTGGTCCATCAGTTCATTGATGACTGTGGCGGTCGGGCTCTTCTGGGTGGGCGGCAGTACGGCCATGAGGTAGGCCAGGTGCAGGGCCTGGTGCACGCTGCGGAAGACGGGCGAATCGATCATGCGGCTCCTTCCACGGGGGTGATCTCGACGTAGACGCCGGGCAGAGGGGCGTAGCGCTTGCGCTTGGTGACCTGCACGACCTGGACGTCGTCGCGCCAGGCCACGCCGTTGAGCCCGTCGAAGACCGCCTTCTCGACGTTGTCAATGTCGGGCTTGGTGGTGGGCATCACCGTGCCGATGAGCGCCTGGGCCTTCTTGGTCTTCGACCAGCTGGCCGGCACCTGGCAGCGGATGTCCAGGGTGACGGCCACGGGGCCCTCGATGAGCTCCTTGCCATCCATGGCCTGCTGCGCGGCGTGGGCGATCAGGCCCTCATAGGCCACGGTCTTCTCGGGCGTGAACATGCGGGCATGGCCGCCGATCTTGCCGACGCGGGGGCGGCCCTTGCCTTGTGGCTGGCCTGGGACGATGAAGACGATGCTGGTCAACGGCTGCTCCTGCTGGGCGTGAAGCCGGCGCAGCGCACCGGCTGGGTGATCGAGGGCACGCGCTGCTTGCAGCCCAAGCGGCGGGCGCAGTCGGTGCAGCTGTGCATGTCGCGGTCGGTGGCGTCGAATGGGGCGGACGTGTGCTCAGCAGGCGGGACTTCGCGCTTGCAGTCCTTGGAGTTGTGCCCCCATTGGCCGCAACGGATGCACGGGTCGGTCTTGCTCACGCCTGCCCCCTGTCCATGCCGAGTGCCTGGCGGTAGGTCTGGCGCTGGGCCAGCGTGACCTTGCGACCACGGAAGGTGCCGTCACGGGCGTCGCTCTCGGCCAGCTCGCGCAGGGTGTCGAGGTGGTCGCCTTTGCGGGCGAAGGCCGATCGGGCCATGGCCAGGGCTTCGGCGACTTTGGCCTTGTCCGGCTCAGGAGCGGGGAGCGCTGGCGGCTTCGGGTCGGGGCGACGGTTGCACAAGGCGACGAACTCCGGCAGGTTCGGCGGATCCGCTGGCAGGTGCTCAAGGCCGAAGGCGATGGCCTGCAGGTTCGCGGAGAAGCGGCCGAGTTTTTCGGCCCAGATCGCCTGCACGGCCTTGACGCTGTCGTAGGCGTGCTTGCCGGGGTCCGCGCCTGGCGGCACTGGCGGCACGGGGAACATCCGATCCCAGCGGGCGCCGTAGTTGCCGCGCATGGCAGCCCACAGGCGTTCCATGACGCGGTCAGGCAGAGATTCGCTTGACGTCGACATCGACGGTCTCCGGTTGTGAGCCTTCGGCGAAGTCGCCCGGGCGGTACATGCCCATCGCGATGCCTGCGGCCAGGGTGTTGAGGTCGGCCTGGGTGGGCTGGCGCTGTGGCATGGCGCCCTTGTGCAGGCCAGACGCTGCGCGGGCGGCCTCCTCGCGTCGGCGCTTGACGGTGCCGATGACGTAGGCGAATGGGTCGTCCTTGCCCTTGGCGGCAGGTGCTGCGCCGACGAACTCGTCAACGGTTGCGCCGGCATCGCAAAGGGTGCGCAGCATGGGGTGCGACGAGTTCCCGGTGATGCCGTGAGCCTTGAGGGCAAAGACCACGCGGGCAGGGTCCGACACGGTCGCCACCCCTGAAGGAGATACACCGTGACCTTCATCGGAGAGAGGTAATGGTGATGGTGACTGTGACGGTGCATCGTTTTGCCATCGCTCCGGCAATGGCTCGGCCATCTCACTTGCCATAGCATTTGCCATGGCATTTGCTATCGGTTGGCCATCCGATTTGCCCCAGCGTTTGGCAGCGCCTTGCTTGCCTGCCTCGCTGCGTTTGCTGCTGACCAGCCCGGCCTTTTGCCGTTCTTCGTCGCATCGCTTCTGGATGAGTCGGCCATCGACGGAAGCGAACATGCTGCGGATCTTGGCGGCATGCTTCTTCCACTGTTGGGGGCTGAGCTTGGTGATGGATGCCAGTTCCTCGTCATCGTCGAGGGGCGGGCCGTTGCGCCAGTAGTCCATCAGCAGCAGCAGATAGGCGCCGTGCTGCTCGGTGGACAGCCTGGACGTGTCGGCCAGGTAGTCACCGATGTACAGGGGCATCCACGTGTCGTGTTTCTTGCTGCTCACACCCCCTCCCACTCGATGCCACGCTGGGCATCCAGGTACTGCATGAGCTGGTCGGCCTGGTCCTTGGTGAGGGCGATCTGCTGGTCGCCGGTGCCGATGAGCAGGCGGCCGGAGTTGGTCAGGGCGAACTCGCAGCCGTCGGTGGCCTCGGTGTCATCGCTGGGCTCGACCTGCTGCGGCGTGGCGGCAACCTGGCGAACGCGCAGAACGGTCTCGGCGGCCGTGGCCACGCGCGGGCGGCTGTTGGGCTCGGTGTCGTCGATGCCGGTGTGGTCTTCGAGCGGCGCATGAGCCCGGTCGATGTCGACGCCCGGGAACCCGCCATCGCCTGCGATACGCCAGAAGGCGCGGCGGCCTTCGACGCGCTTGACGATCAGACCGTGATCAATGGCTGGGCCGAGGCTGGTGCCCAGGCCATGCCAGTCGGAGGGCTGGCCGATCGATTCGAGCAGCACCTGGGAGGTGAGCTCTACTCCCGGTCCGAGGGTGCGCAGGTGATCGACAACACGTGCGGCGATGGTGCCAGGCTGGGGGGTGTAGGTCATGCCGTCGCCCTCCCGGTCTTGGCCCACAACATCACGCGGTGGCCGTGAGTCTTCGGGCTGCGGGCTTTGCGGCTGCGGTCGGTCTGGGCCAGCGGCAGGCCTTCGCGCATCATCACGCGCGGCAGCGAGCCCCAGACCTTGTGCGTGTGAAGCGCTGGCAGGCCATGGGCCTCGGCGTAGGCGCGCACGTCCTCGATGGCGAACAGGGCGCCGTCGGGCAGGCTGGCCAGGTACTCGCGGGCGATGGAGATGAAGCGATCGACCCAGGCCTCGGGCTCATTGAACAGCGCCAGGGCCTGGCCTGCGAGCTTGAGATCGTGGCCGGTGGGGGTGTGGGTGGCGGTGCTCATGCCTGCACCACCTTGATGGTCTGGCTGCGCTGGATGCGCTCGAGCTGCGCAAGGGCAGCGGCCAGGGTCTTGGTGGACTGCTCGACCACGGTTGTCAGGCGGTCCGCCTCTTCTGCCTTGGTGATCGGGCGAGCGTCGTAGCCGATCTCGCCAGCGAACCACATGAACGGGCCATGGACGCCAGCCTCCTTGGCTCGGCGCAACACGAACATGACTTGGGTCACGTCGAACTTCTCTGCCCGGCTTGGGTTGAGGCAGTCCTGCACCAATCGACCAGCAGAGTCTGGCGTCTTGTCGGGCCAGATCATGGCGCCGACTTGCTTGGCACCACCGAGGGCTTGAACGGCGGCGCGGAGGGCGTCCTCCGGGCCTTCGTAGAAGGGCATTTCAGCTTGCATTTACGACCCCTTCCGAGCTTGTCGGAACGATTCGGAAAGACTCCGAAGGACAAAAAAAAGAGACTTCGGTTCATGACGAACCA